GTTCGGAACGGCGGAACAGTTAGACATTAGGACTCCAAGGGGTGACATCATTGGCAAAAAAGTCTGATTGATAACCATAAAGATACTTTTGCCCATCCTTTCTATGGCTTAGGCAGTCGGATGCAACAAGGGATTCCAAGACAAATTTCAACTCATCATTGCCTATGGGATGACCCTCTTGCCGCATTAAATCAGCAATCTGATTGCGACCCATCTCGTAACCATGCCGCCTTAAAAGGTCGCAGACAGCTTCCATTTTCTGCTCGCGGGTAGAAATCTTGACACTCCCACCTGAAATGCTGACACCAATACCGCCGTCAGGCAAAGACCGTAGGTTGGCGACGCCGACCGTCTTGGCGTCGGGGCAGATGGCGCGGACAAAGCCAGGACGATCCTTGGTGCAAGTAATGTCCAAGGCGCCGTCAATGCCCCTGCCGAATGGCATCGCCACCGACACCGCAAATGCCGCCCCGTCAATGTCGGCTCTCTTGGCTTGGGCGCCGATGGCATAATTGCCTCGGTTATCCTTGGATTTGGTTACATGGTCAATGGTGAGGATGCCAGCGCCACCGACGCGCAAGGGCTTCAGGATGCGCTGAGAAAATTCTGTAGCGTCTTTGTTCTTCTCTAAATCTAAGCCCATCAGGTTCATAGCGGCATTGACCCCATCAACGACAATGAGCGTCGGTAAATAGGCCATAATTTCGGTTCGCATGAGTTCGCCTACCCCTGGCTCAAGTCTTTGGTCAGGGTTGGCATAACGGAAGAATTTGAATTTCTCGGTCGGTACCTTCATCGTTTTAAGGCGATTGAGGATGCCACGAGCAGAGTCTTCAAAGTCAATATAAAAGACGATGTTGTTCTTGTCTAGCTCTTGGCGAATTGCCTCCAGCGCCAGCCACGTTTTACCTGATTCGGATTCTCCAAAGATGGCATTAACGCGTCCTGGATAGAGCAAGTAATTGCCATCTTCACGTTTAAGCATCGTCGGTGGCTCTTCTTCCCCTAAATCTGTTTCGCTGATTTCCTTCGGTATCCATGAGGACTCAATGACATGGCCATCTTCATCGTGTAATTGGACTAAGGAAGGCGAATGGTTCACCTCTAGGGTTGTCAGTTCATTTGTCGCTGTGACGCCGTATCCGCTGGCTCGTAGGGCTTTTGCAGCTTCAGAGAAGTCACCATTGTGTTCCGATAGGGCATAGACGGCAAATTTCGAATATGAGCGTTCTGGCTCAAATATGGTGGATGAGGAAAAAACGTAGAACTTGTCGGTGCCGGCGAAGTTGGTACTTGCACTGACTCCATAGACCTTGCCTGGGCGAGTCCATGTCGTTACACCGTCACGATTAGTGTAATTCTTCTTCCAACCTAAAGGTTCAAGTATCTGATCCCAACTTACCTTGGCGTTGTAATCATCACCTGGGGTTAAGCCAGTTTTCGGCTTAATGTCTTCAGTAATGATGTCTTGCTTAGGAATGGCGTCAAAAGTCATAAACAGGCGATGCAGTTCGTTGCGTTCGGCGACCGTCAGTGTCGGTATGGACGCAGGCCCGCCAACTAACATTTCCCACTTACCGCCTGACGGATGGCAGGTGCCATTGGTCGGTGCGACAATGACAAAGCCGCCTTCACCGCGAGTTTCAGCGAGGACATCAATGCCACCATTTTCGCCAGGGCGACGGGCAAGTTTCGTGTTGCCTGGAACTTCACCATCAATGCGATAGAGCCAATGCAGACCGCCTGATGGTGTTACTTCAACATAACCATTGTTAATTCGATCCCACACATCAGATAGACCTGCGTTATGAGCCATCTCTTTCAAGTCAAGATGCAGTTTGTCGGCAACTGCTCTACCTTCAAGCTCTAACATCTCCAAGTTGCCTGAGACTTTGCCACAGATAACACCGACGCCTTCAGCATTGGAAAACCAGGTCAACAATTCTTCAGGTGTCGGCAATCTGTCTTGGTATTGCTTCCAATTTGTCAGCGCAGGGCGCTTGGAGCCGTCGGTTGCCACAGGAACGGCGCAGATGCCGTTGGCAGCGAACTCAAGAGCCGTTCTTAGAATTTTATTTATCATTCTTGGCCTGCATTCTTGCCGCATCAAGTCTAGCAATTGCAATATCTACATAAGCAGGATTAAGTTCAATTCCAATGAACTGACGGTTGTAACGCTCCGCTACTACGCCTACTGTTCCGCTACCCATGAAAGGATCAAGAACCGTGTCGCCTTCTCTACTTCCAGCTAAAACACAGGGTTCAACAAGTTTTTCAGGCATCACTGCAAAATGAGCGCCCTTAAAAGATTGAGTTGAGATATTCCAAACTGAACGACGATTTCTTTTACCATCATTGGGAGGTTGATTTCCCGAATATGTGTGATTGCCATTTTCTTGATGTTTCAAACCACCAATTGCGGGCATTTTCTCCCATTTTCCCGTCACTGCTTTTTCTCTAATGGCTTCGTGGTTGTAATAATAACGAGCTGATTTTGTCAACATAAATAAATACTCGTGACTTTTAGTGCAGCGATCCCTCACTGACTCAGGCATCGGATTTGGTTTTGCCCAGATAATGTCTTGTCTCAAAAACCAACCATCATCTTGTAGCGCGAACGCAACACGCCAAGGAATTCCAACCAAATCTTTTGGCTTTAATCCGTTTTCTCGCATTATTTTCATATTATCAACAGCTCGCGTCAAATTTTTTCCGCCCATTTGTTGATAGTGCTTATTTAATGATTCTCCAGCATCAGCACGCTTCTGTTGAGATTCTGGCGAACCTTGACCTGATTTGCCTTTACCCCCAACATAACAGTCTCCCAGATTCAACCAAAGTGTGCCTTCATCTTTCAACACACGATGAATTTCGGAAAAAACTTTCTGTAGCGCCATGACATATTCTTTGGGCGTGGATTCAAGGCCAATTTGATTATCTTTTCTTTTCGCGCCACATTTTTTGCAAATATCTTTGTATTGGTATTTTTGTGTGCCATTAGATGTGATTTGCTTGCTTGATTTTTCGCCATTACCACCAAGAAATTGAGAATGATCACAAAATTCGTCTCCACCTTCCCAAGTAGCAGTTCCGTAATCTCTTAGACCCCAATAAGGTGGTGATGTAATCACTGTCGCAACGCTTCTATCTGGTAAAACCTTCAGTTGCTCGACAACATCACCAATAAGTATTTGTCTTCCCATTTGCTCCCCCGTCATATTTCCCTTTCCTAAATTGACCACCAACCGCGCAATGTTCCGCCTAGTGGACATTTATTCCAATCGGCTTTCCCATCGGCAATCCATTTTTCGTGCAATCTCGCTTGAAACTGAAAATCTGTTTCGTGAGTGTTACGCCCACAATCAGGGCAAGTTTCAGCTCCGATTCTTTGATAGACGTGTCTGCATCTCACTTGCCACCCCAACCATCACCTTTGAAATGAATTGCAGGTGGCGTGAACTCTTTGCGCATTATTGAGCCACAGTGACCGCAGTTGATTGTCGGCTCTTGCTCAAATGAAAACGACTGCAATACGACATCGCCACAATCGTTGCAAGTGAATTGATATGTTGGTGTCATTTCTCCCCTTCTAAGTATCCGAGTTGTTTCAATCTTTGAACAATCACGACCGCCATTCGCCTTGGTGTGTCGGGTAGCGATGTTTCATACGCTTGCCACAATAAGGTTGCAATGGCATCAGTTATTGGCTTCTTGCTCACAGTAACTTTTCTGCCATTTCCTTGACCGCGAACTCAATGCGAGCTTTTGCGATTGGCAAGTATTCATCGGTCATCTCAATGCCGACAAAGTTGAAACCTTCATAAATCGCCGCCTTGCCAGTTGACCCCGACCCCATAAAAGGATCAAGCACGATGCCATTTGGAGGCGTAACAAGTCGGCAGAGATAGCGCATAAGGTCAGTTGGTTTAACTGTCGGGTGATGATTTACCTTTGCGGTGTTAGTGCGATTTCTCGGATTTGAGCCGCCGACCCCGCCTTCTTCTCTACCATCGTGAACTCGCACCGCCTCAAACCCTTCCAACCCCTCATTGCGGTCGCGCTTGCTTGCTTTCGCGCAGTAAAAAAAGCGTTGTGGCTCTCCAAGATTTTCGACAACTTCATGCGACCCATCGTGAATGACATTGGCGGGCCAGCGGCCACCTTGATTTTGTTCCCAACCACCGGAACCATCTCCACCGCTTTGGGTTTCTTGGGTTCCAAATGTTGCAGTTCGTTTTCCCGCTACAGAATCGTCACCCTCAGCGCGACCGACCCTGCTCGCATCAATGTTCAACCCACCAGTGCCATAAGTCAGCACATTGGCGGCGACGGTGCCGATTAGCGGTTTGCGAGCGACAACGATGGGTTCGTGCGCGGGCTTTAGTGCGGTGCCCCAGCCCTGCCATTGCTTCGCCTCGGCGGTTGTTGGGTCAAGTTTCAAGTGACCGTTTGACGCATAACGTGTTGGGCGATTTCCTTGTTCTTCATTAAGTTTTACTAAACCATTTGCTCCTTGCCCCTTTGATTCTGACAATTCGCCACTTAGTTTGTGCCAATCATTCCAACTTGCAGACCCCAAAGTTAATTTGCCTTCAATACTTTTAGCAATGTCCAACGACTTCGGAAACCCGCTGCCATAAATCCACATAATCTGGTCGCGGATTTCAAAGCCAGCATCCTCAATGGCAACCGCCATTCGGTGATATGTGCGAGAGCCGCTGAAGGCGAGCAAATGACCGCCTGGTTTGAGAACGCGCAAACACTCTTGCCAGACCTCAGTATTGAATGCGATACCACTTGCATCCCAACTCTTGCCCATAAAGCCAAGCTCATAAGGTGGATCAGTGACAATGGAATCAATTGAGTTATCTTCCAGTGTCTTTAACACTTCACGGTTGTCGCCGTGATAGAGCGTGAAGCGTTCGTGTTGACTATAAATCGGCATCATCATCCTCATCAAAGATGCCGCCATCCATATCTCGACCTTCCATCAAAATATGAAATACCACCGCCGACAAGAATGACAATCCAAACCATAACGCTATAACCGTCCACCATTTCATTTCTCTCACCTTTCACTTGGTGTAACGAGTGAGAGTGACGGAATCGAACCGTCAGACTGCCCCCGCAGTCGTCACCAGACCCCCCGATTCCCTAGGATCGGAGCTAGGGAATTATTTGGCCTTCAGTTGCGCTAGGAGTGCCGCAACTTCGGGCGTGATGCCATCGGGCAGTGTCACTGCCGTTGGCGCTGGCGTTGCCACTGCTGTGGCGCTGCCAGAAATATAGGCATTTGCCTTTGCTACGGCGGCTGCATCGGCCGTTGCATCGACTAACACCCATGGCGCACTTTTACCAGGCTTGGCAGCGCCTTGCCCAATACGCGCTAAAACGGATTGACCAATTTTGGTCTTGAGCGCATTTCGAAGTGCGACATTGAACCAAAGCAAGGAGCTATGCTCTTTGTTGGTATCAAGATCAACGACATTCACTTCGATGGCTTCAGCCTCGCCGTGAACGGTTGCAATACCAGTTTTGTATTCGACTGGTTTGACGATGAGCAAATGACCAGCAAGGTCGGCGACCTTTACTGTTTGATTGGCATTACTTGGTGCTGCGAAGGACATTCCCCCACTGCCTTTCTGTTAGTTGTTAGTGCTAACTCTATTGATGGCATCTTCTTCATTGTTTTTAGCAATGTCATTGATGCAAGGTTCCATTGGCTCTTTGTCGTATTGAATGAAGGCGATGAAGGCATCACCTTTAATGCCTACAAGATAGCCTACAAATTTCAAGACTTTTGCCTGAAATGGGCTAAGGTCTTCAACGACGATTCTAGGATTCTGATTCACCGTTGCAACCTTTCGCTAAATCTGTTGAATATGGCTTGAAATATGGACAGTACGAACATAACCGGTCGGCTACTTTGGGAACCATCGCCCACATTTGCGGATTATTAGTTAAATCCAATCCGTCTGTCAATGCGTGTACCGCTGCCAAGCGTGACAGAGCGCCAAGAGCTATACCTTCGTCATAGTCGTACAGGGCAACGTGCATATCATTGATGTCACCGCTAGTAGGCAAATAGACAAGGGCAACTTGAGTCACATTGGCTCCACTTTTGGCTTTGCCGTAGGCGTAAAGCATCGTTTGAACTAATTGCTGATCGGTGGCACCTTCGCGCTTGCGCTGAGTTAAACCCGATGAGCCTGTGGTCTTCCAGTCCATCACAATGCCTCGTGCGGCATCGTAAAGGTCGATGGTGCCAGATAAAGTGTCGGTAATCTGTACCTTTTGCTCAACTTCGTAGCCTTCAAGACCGCCAAAGACATCGGCAAGATAGGCATGAATGGCGGTGCCAACTTGGGCGCTCCATGTTGACGATGAAATCTCATTGACCT